GCTCTGTTTCTGGGAAAGCCTTGTGCACTGATCATCTTACGCACATCTCTTTGACTATCTCCTGCTTCAACCATTCGTGAGATCTTGTTTCTTAGATCAAATGCAATGTTAAAAGATGTGTTGGCCAGAATTAGATCTCTTTGTCGGTACATTAGGAATGAATCAAGCAAGAAGGCATCTCTGTCTCCGATTGAGTAGTTTGCTAACAAACCCTTCTGATCAGATCTATTTCTATAATTTTCTCTAGCAAACGACAGGACAGACTTTGCTACTCGCTCTTGTTGTGCCCTTAGTACAGGCAAAAGCTCGTCTCTGAGGGCAACTCCTGCGGCCTGATAGTCATAAACACCCGTCTCTCCGTAGATAAATGCTTGTACTTTATTGAATCGTCTGGCCACTGTTCGCATCTGTGTGCCAAACCTACGCTGATGATTAGCTACAATCCGATTAAACTTTGCAGCTTCTCTTTGAGAATTAACTCTCTGTCTCGCTGTGGAGACAAATCGTTTAATCTTTACTTGAGAGAGGGTGTCCCTTTGGGAAGAGATCTGTGTCATGTTTACCGCTTCTGAATCTGCCGTTTCTCATTGCATACAAAAATGACGCAACTCTGGCATATGCCCACTGGTCAGGTCCACTGATGTTCGGTCTCACGCTTTGAGGATTCGTGTTGTACGCTCCTACACCACGCTTGAATACAGCAATCAACATTCTCAGTGTTACTCTTTTGGTTTTGTTATCACCAAACTTCTCATTGTGTTTATCTACTTTGTTTTGCAATCCTTTACGAACCTTAGCTGATACTTCTTGCTTCTCTTCTGAAAATCCCTCATGGTCCATCTCCGCAAATAGCTTTGACTCTTCTCTCATGATCTGGTCTCTTTTCTTCTTGGACCAAGACTCACCACTACTGCCACCCCAGAGCAAGTTCGCTATCTTTCCTGCAGATGGATAGCCTTCTTCTCCTGCCCTGAATCCTTCGGCCCTTTTATCTACTTCATGCCTAGAAAAGAAGCTGTACATACGCTTCACTGTTGAAATAGATAGCCTTTCCCGATTGATCAGCTGTCTGGCTCTGGCCACGCCTACAGCGGTGCCACCTCTGTTGTATTCTTTTCTAAAATCTAGGCCTTGTTGTGCTGCTTCTGCCATGCCCTTTGTTGGCCTAGTATCTATGTCAGCAAGTGCTTTGTTTTCTTCAAACCACTCATTGAAGATCTCATCAAGATCTTTGTCCTCTTCATCTTCGTCCATTAGATCCTCTTCTTCCTGTGTAGGCGGATTACCTTCTGGCAAAGCATCATCATTCAATGGGAATAGATTAGATGCGATGTATAGGCCATCACCACCATTGACAGGCTCAAGGCCTATAATGGATCTTGCTTCGTTTCTTGTCATAATCCCTTCTCTTACAGCTGATGTCACATTCTCATAGATCTTTCTTCTACGCTCTGACAATGCAGGGATCTCATCTATATCAAACTCTAGTGAAAGCCTGTCACCAAACATAGGGACTAGCCACTCATTAAGATCTGATTGGATCTTGTGTAGATGCGGGATAATTGTTTCTTCGTATAGGGCCAGTCTGGCTTCAGCTACATTCGCATATGTCTGAGCTGCATCAACACCAACAAGCTGAGATGGGACACCAAAACACATGGCTATGTCTGTGGCAGACAAATGTTTTAAATTGAGGAAATCCATATCCTTAGGTGATAACCCCATCTCTCGCCAGTCAAAATCGCCTTCTAGTAGTAATGGTCGTCCTGCGTTACCTGCACCACTAAATCTATTGTTTAGATCTGTTAGCAGCTGCTGTCTTTGTGATTCCGTAAGATTGACACTCATGCCACTCTCATCTTTTGGCTTGAATATAACAGCACCGCTTGGCCTTGCTCCATTTGATAGTAAGTTCACATTATGTTTACTAGCCATGTTGTGTTGATCAACTTCTACAGCTGCAGCTGCAAGAGGTGAACACCCGTAGTAATCATCTAAAGGATTCCAGAGCTTTATGTGTTTGAGCTCAGAGAAGCCGCTTTCTTGATCTACTTCGTATGATGCTTGTACTTTGCCCTGCAATATATAGTCATATTTTTCTGGTATAGGATTTCCAGATCCTTTTATTTGTATTCTGTCTGGCCTTAATTGATGCAGCTCTTTCGGAGCACCCAGTTCAGATCCGACCTTTAGAACATAGCTATTCCCAGAAAGCAGTAAATACCCATAGAGACTGCTGAAAAACTCTGTATAGCTTTGAAGAGGATTAGGCCTGTTTAGAAGATCTATCAATGGGTGCTCTTCAAGAATACTCTCACCAAGTTTTATTTTGAATGGCACAGCAGCTGCACCCTTTGAGATCTCGTTGACACATCTATAGACAATAGCGTTTTTTAGATAGCCTTCTTTAGCTAGATCTTGATATTTATAGTTTCGGGGTTCTTCAGATCCGACACCAAAGTATCCGACCATGTTAGATCCTATTGCTTTTTGCTCAGGATCTTCTGGTGCAGAGATATTAAATAATCTCTGAAAAAAGTTTCTGTTATCTGCCATATTAACTTATTCTCCAATTTACCTCACCGCTTGATGCTGATAAAGAGCTTACACCCCATACAAGTGCATCTAAGCGATCTGGTGATGTGTTTGTCTCACCTGTATAACTGCACATCTGGCTTTCTAACTCAGGGAACATTCCTACATGATGTACCCGTCCTTGTTCATACAATGCTGCAACTGGTTCGGCTCTGACGATCTTACCTCTTGTGGCCCTTACTGCTTTGTAAGGTACAGATCTGTCAATGTTTCTGATGAGCCGTTCCACCAAATCTCCACCATTATTAACTTCAGCTATGATGGCATCTGCTTGATACTCATAATAACTGTTTACTGCTATTCTAGCCCATTTATCTGCTGAGTACACTCCTGAGAGGTCCTCAAGCACATAGAATTGCTTGTTGTAGCACTTTCCAACTATAACTATACCTGTTTCATCAGAATTTGCATTAGCTGTGACCGCAGGATCTATTGCGATGTAGATCTTCTGCAAAGGTATATCTGTAGATTCGGGTACCCTTGCTGTCTCTATTAGTGATGGATTCCAGAGTGCACCATCAAAGTCCTCTATGATCTCACCATAGAGCTCCTGACGGCCTAGATTAGTGCTGCCATATCTTTCTTCCAACATCTGTAAAGCTGACGCTGCTAGGTTTTCTTTGTTTTCAAATGTAGATCCTCTGGTCACAATGCAGTCATCTCTTTCTACAAGATCTTTGACTAACTTGATTGGTCTAGGTGTTGTTGTGATTAAACATTGTGGGTTCTGGCCAAGACGCAATCCAAACATCAGCTGATCAAATGCTTCCTGTCCATATCTCCAAGATGCGATCTCATCGCACCATGCTCTATGAAATTGTGGCCCTCTAAGTCTGTCTGGTTCTGCAGCTGCAAATCCTGTGATCTTAGATCCGTTCCAAAGTCGGATCTCTGATACAGATGAGCTATAACCCTTCTGATCAGGAGATCTGAGCAAACATTCTTTCGGTATTATTGACATCAGGCCAGATGGGCCATTGAAACAGACTCTGCGTAAGTCTCCGTGTGTAGGTGCTACGACAGCACAGTTTACATTCTCATTCTTCATAGCATAGATTGCTATGTCCTCAGCTCCGCATCTGGTCTTTCCGAAACCACGACCCGCCAAGATCAACCATATTAGATACGGCTCTTCTGGACTCAGCTGTTTCTTTCGTGCTGTATTAAGCCACTCAGTGTAGTGATTCGCTGTCGCTATTAATGCGTTCTGCTTTAACTCCGTCCAACAGGTCCATAATTCTTCTGAACGATTCGGCTTCCTTGATTGTCGTGTTGACATTAATATTCTCCGTGACTTCACCTAGTGCAACCTTGCTTAACTTCTGTGCTACTGTCAGAGCATTACATAATGCCAAGAGATGTTGTGGTGGAAAAGCTCTGGACTTCATGGCCAGTGCTTGTTGGTTTAACTTGAAATACTCCTCTACTTGTTCACAGATCTCAGCTGCCTTCTGCAGAAACTTATCATCAAATGATTTGCCTTCTTTTATCAGTGCAGCTTTACGCTGTTCGTTGAGTTCTTGTTGCAGCTCTGCGTTAAATTGTTCTCGCAGGGCCTTCCAGTTTTCAGCTCTTGCAGCTCTGTACAATGTAGCTGATGCAACTTTATGCTTTTTGATCAATTCATCTATCGTGTAAATCTTTCTCTCACCTGACTGCAGCTCTACACCCTGCACGAATTCAGTCTTTATCTTCTCTCTCAAAGATTCTGTAAGTTTATTTACTTTAGATTTTTTGGTCATAATTTTTCAAATATTATCAACTTTTTTGACAAAGTGCGAATCTCAACCTGTAACTCAATTATGACAAAACGGCATATTATGATATAATGGGTCTGGGACAACTATGTCTCGGATTTGTTAAATTGGAGAAAATACAATGACAAAAGATAAAAAAATGATAAACAAACTCCCAATCTACTGGGGTTACATGGACGGCTTCAGATCTGTCCAAGTTAGATCTCTGGGCCACAAATGGGTCTGGCTTAGAGAAGGTCCATTCACAGGGCCGCATCAAAGACTCTTCCGCAAGATAAAAAGATCGCACTGGGATAAGTGCAAGATGATTACTCTGGAAGAGTTCCGATGGCAGAGCACTGTACGGAAGTATGCCAATGAGAATGATCTTAATATTATTTCTTGTCGGAAGGTTAAGTCTCACCCGACTAAAAAGTTTGGGTGGAGATTCAGGACCTTTGAAGAATTAGAAGAGATCTATTTAGAGAAAATTAATAAGCAGGAGAAGTCAGCATGAAGATTGATAAAGGAATTCCGTTTCTGGAACAAGTTACACACTGGGGATCTTTGAATCACCGCATCAAAAAAGATTGGATCTATGAAACTATCTGGAAGATGGAAATCGGTGACAGTGTTTTCTTTGAAGATGCCAAGACTGCAAATAAGTTTAGATCCAGATGTCATGGTTACTACATTGCAGGAAGGTTTGATCGTAAGTTTGTCTTGCGGAGTGTGTCGGGTGGTTTTAGGATCTGGCGGATAGCTGATCAAAAAAGAGATCCTAATTCTTACTTTACCCTTGACTGAGATCTGCCCGTCATGGAATACTGACTGGTGTTTTAAATAAGAGAGGAAATATGTCTATTGAATGTTTGAACCAAGCACTAAAGACGGAGATCCCAAATCAGACTCCGACAAAAAAACTGATTTTAATTCTTTTAGCTAACTACTGTGATGACAACAGCAGCTGTTATCCAAGCTATAAACATCTGGCCAAAGTTACTGGACTCAAAGATGTGAAGCACATAGCTAACATCATATCTGAGCTTGAAGGTTATGGAATGTTGAGAAAGGAAAGACGACTGAATGAAAATGGTGGTCTCACTTCTAACCGATATTACCTAACCCTAGACCCTCAGGGTGTCAGCACCACTAGGGTACAGGTGTCCACCCCAGATAATACTAAAGAGAATACTAAAGATAGATACACTGACGACTTCAAGAATTTCTGGCAGGTGTATCCTAGAAAGGACAACAAGCACACAGCTCAGGTCCAGTTCCTGAAGGTGGTCAAAAGTTATGACAAAGAAAAGCTCATGAAGAATGTGCAGATGTTTGCAAAGGAGTACAAGGGAAAAGATCCACAGTATATCCCAATGGCTTCCACATTCTTATCACAGAAAAGGTATCTGGACTACAATGAAAAGAGACCTATAATCAAGAGATCATTAAATGCAATAGCAGGATAAATTATGAAAGACATAAGTCAGACACTTGCAGACGCAGGTATAAAAAACTTCTCGCTAAGGGACGGGAATCAAAAATTAAAATGCCCTCAATGTCAACCACCACATAATGCACATGACAATCCTTTGTCAGTGACGATTGATGGATCTACTGTGCTTTGGAAATGTCACCACTGCGAATGGAAAGGTGGCAGCGGATCTGAGAGATACTTCCAGAAACCAGTGCAATATACAAAACCTAAAGTACCAGAGAAGCCACGCCAAGATGACTTCGTTGCTGATTACTTTCTCAAGCGTGGGATCTCAAAGACAACTCTGGATCGTTACAAGATCTATAGCCAATATGAATGGATCTGCTTCCCGTACATTGATACTGATGGTGAGACAGTCAATGTGAAGTTTAGAACCACAGACAAAAAGTTTAGACAGTCAGCAAATGCCAAGAAGATCTTATATAACTACAACAGAGTACATGATCAAAACACTGTGATCTTCTGTGAAGGTGAGATAGATGTTCTGTCTCTTGCTCAGGTCGGATATGACAATGCAACAACTTTATCTGATGGTGCATCACAAAGTGTCAGCACAGATTCTAACGATTCAAGATTTCAAGGTATGGCCAACTCACCACTTGCAGCTGAAAAGGTCATACTGTTTTGTGACAACGATAAAGCAGGAGAAGCTCTCAAAGAATCAATCCTATATAGAGTAGGCAAAGACAAAGCGTGGTATGTAGATCTCAAAAAGTATGAAAACTGCAAAGATGCAAATGATGTATTGATCAAGTATGGAGAAGCTGCTCTAAAAGATTGTATTGAGAACGCAATACCATATCCAGTAGAAGGCCTGTACAAAGCGTCAGACTATGTCAACGAAATCACAGATATGTATGACGGCAAATATGTGAAGCCTATTGAGATCGGTATAGGTGGCCTTGACGACATCTACAAGATCCAGAAAGGGACAATGAGTATAGTCACTGGGATCCCGAATCATGGTAAGTCACTTATGCTGCAACAGATCTTACTGAGTATTGCCCAAAATCATAACTGGCGATTCTGTATCTTTTCACCAGAGCACAGCACCGCCATGCACATCAGAAGATTATTACAAATGTATGTAGGCAAAGGCTTTGATGAAAATATGTATGACCGCATGACACCGCATGAATTATCAGAGGGCATGAAGTTTATCAACAATCATTTTTTCTTTATTGAGACCAGAGATGCAACACCATCTATAGATCTCATATTACAGATCGCAAGATCCTTTGTATTCAAATATGGAGATGCAGGATCTGGTGTGGGCCTGATCATAGATCCATACAATGAAGTAGATCCAAGTAGAAAATCTGGCAAGAGAGAAGATGAACATATCAGAGACTTCATCAGTGAGTGTAAAAAGTTTGCTAGAAATCATAATGCTAAAGTCTGGTGTGTTGCTCACCCGACTAAAATGCCAAGAGATCAGGACGGCAAGTTCCCGCCACCAGATGCACAATCTATCTCAGGATCTGCACACTGGAATAATATGGCCGATTGTATCCTGACAGTGTTCAGAGATTATGAAGAAAAAACTACAGAGGTCTT